TCACAAGCAACTTAGAAACTTCGTGCTCATGAACTGAATTGTCCTGACTGTTACCGAAATACTTCAGATCCAGACAGTCAAGAAAGAATTGATTGAGAGTCATCTCGCAAACCCTTGCGTTGATTACTTTGGTAGAATAGAACGAAATGGGAACCTTGTCTAGGGGGTGTGTGCCACCCCTTCAACTGTCACCGCCACCCCAGGAAGGTGGCGGGGTTGCCATAGTCTGCGATGATGATGCCCGTCGCATTGTCGCGGATCTCACAGTAACCGTGCTCCTCTGCCAGATCGTAGCACAGATCGTAGGCACGGTCATGATCGGTGGTAGTGTTCTCCCAGGGGGCAGAGGGGCAGATCACGTCGTAGCGGGTCATTTGGTCGGTTCGTTTGGTATGCAACCATTATAGGCACAGGGTCGGGCGGATCCAGGGGCACAGTGGACAGTCCCGCAACTGGCACACGGGCAGCCGACCTCAGTATACCTAACTCCTACGCTGCCACGTTGAACCTTCCGCTGTTGAAGTTATGATACGCAAAGACCTCACGATTGACCAACTTAAACATACCAAACTCATTGCTCATCACATAACCTTCGGCATCAATACGATTGCCGTTGATGTATGCTGCGGGACCGTAGTTACGGCACAGGAAGAGACAATCATCTTTGATAGACTTCACCAGTGCCCACAATCCAAGCAGGTTAGGATCACAATCAATCTCACTGTTCACAATAGGACGACCAGCACGAATGCAGGCGTTCAGTTGTTGTTTGATCTTTGCCGCTTCCTTATCAGAAACAAACTCACAGGCAGTAGACATTTGACGGGCGAAATCTACGACCTCTTTCACATCAGCGAACGACTCCTGATTGTACAGGATGTATGCATCAGGTTTCACAAACTTCACCGTCTCAGTGTCAGTCCAGATGCTACGATCAGGGAATGCCTGAGCATCACGAAGATCGCTCTCAGCATAATAGCAAGTGTGAGGGGCGATGATAATTTTCTGGGAAACTACCTCACCGAACTTATAAGTGATCGTGTTAGGAGTATACTCATCATCACCACCGAAACCAATAAAATCGCCTTGATAGATACACTCGAAACGAGGCAACCAATCAAAACAAGCGTGAAGAATTGCTGCGACTTCACCTTGATAGAATTGATCAATCTCATCGTGATTGTGAGCGATACGAATCTTTTTCTTGTTGAAGACTGCCTTGGTTCCTACAAAGAACTCACCGCAGGCAGGATCAGTTCCCCACACGATTGCAGGTGCACCATCAATCTTAACGCTCAGATTGCCAGGATTCACGAACCAATCCAGGACAGAAAGATCTCCCGTCAGGATAGAATCTTCGGGGTGCTCAAGGTGGGTGTTTTTCATACTGTTAGTATTACATGGATTGGGGGGTATCGCAACCCCCCTTGTGCCACTTATTCAACCGTCACACTCTCAATCAATTCTTGGATCACATCTTCATCATAAACATACGAAATCTCACCTAACACTTCTTCTTCATCTTTACCACGCAGGTTCTCAACAATCGTATCGAACACAAATTGCATCAAACACTTAACGTCCATGTCATCAACAATACGCTCAGCGTAGTTGTCAATCAGTTGATCAAGTTGGTTGTCAGTGAGAGTCATTTGAGGAGTGCGGTGAAGTTGTCGCAAACGATGTTACAAAGAGCATCCAGAACATCATCGTTCAGGAAGATTTGCTCATCATCAATCAGACTAGCATAGGAGAGAATGTCCTCCTGGATTTGTTCACGAACTGAAATAATGTCAGTTTGAGTCATCTAAACAGTGGCGGTAGGTTTGATTCAGACGAATGAGAATGTCATCCCAGAACTCTTTATCCTCATCATCATTGTATTGGTTGTTATCTTCAACCAAACGAATCAGATTGTTAAGATCGTCGGGAGTGAGATAGTTCATCAGTAATCGTAGTTAGCGTTCAGGTACTCATTGACATCAAACTTTTCATCTTTGAGTTCAGGAATGTCAAGGTCAAAGATTTCACCAGGAGCATCTTGAATCTCAGACCAGAGTTCATCAAACATGGTTCAATTCCGAACGACAAGAGTACAATACACGGGATGGGGGGTCACCACAACCCCCCTTGTGCCACTTTCGCAACTGTCACAAGAATTCTTATACAAACTCCGCAAGATAGTAATCTAAAGGCAACTCAAGTTCTGCCGCTTTCTGTTCCCATTCATCCCATTCTTCCTGGGAAGCGTCATTCAGAAAATCCTCACGGGAATATTCAAAAACAGGACCACACATTTGAATCAATTGCGAACGAAAGTAAACATAACCGATCACGTGGGAGATCTCAAGGGGTCTTGTGCCAGTTTCGCAACTGTCCTCATTCTCAATAAGGATCTTGTTATTGAGAATCAATAAGTTCTAGTAATTGAGAATAAGATCCAATTCTCAAACTGTCACATCAGTACTCAATATCGTACTCTTTGATGCTAATATTAATATCTTCGCCATCTTGTAGATGTAGAAGTTCCCGCCATGGGATATCTTCTAGATCTAGATCTTCATAACACATAAGATCTAGTGTAACTCGTACTGTACGCTTTGTATACGTGTTAGGCATAAGAATCTCGTATGTATGTGAACTAGATTGTATCATGCATAGTGACGATACGCAAGCGATTCATAATCTCGCCCATCTCGTGCGTAATCCTCGTCTAGATCTAGATCTTGTGCATAATACTCGTCTAGATCGTATGAATAGTCTGTTGCGTATGTATAGTCTAGATCGTAATCGTCGTACATAAGCTCGTCGAGATTTGTATGATGCTTTATGATTATAGCAGATATCTCGTCGAGTTGTCAAGGAGTATTCTAGACGAGATTCTCATAAGATTATATATGAGATCTAGGCGAGATTTGTGTGGGTTTCGGCACCTGGGCGCGGCGTGGGACTTGACAAACTGCGCGTCTTATGATACGCTTGCTAAACTCACAAGACCTGGGGTCCTTTATAAGCATTTACCACACTTATAAGACTACCTATTCTCAACTATATTCTCAATTGATTCTCATTAATTATTCACTTATTGAGAATGAATTAAAAAATGCATTAATGTTTTTTATTATATTTTTTAATTAAATTTAACCTTTTATGGTATCAAATTATACCATTCTCAACCTTCTGGTATAAAGTCCCACAATTCACCATTCCATTGCCATCTACGATCTTTCCAACCATATACCTGTCCTACTTCTGGGTTCGTTGGAAACTTGGGACCATCGGGTTCTTTCTGTGGATTCTGTACCTTATCCACTACTTTATCAAACTCACCATTTAACCAATCGGCATCAGATACACTCCACTTATCAATCGGACAGGAGTCTAATGCGAATGATGCCTTATGATCTAAGAAACATCCACAATGCTTACACCTTACCTGTCTTTCATCATAATACTCACATTGTTTACATACATCTAATCTCTGTTGTTTGACCTCTGGGGATACAAACAAAGCATTAGATGAGAATGCCTGTTTAACAACTTCAAATGTGAACTTTGCTAGGTTCTTTCCTTGTTCAGGTAATGATGGATATTCAGATTCAGTCATTATTTGTTTATGGTTGATATTGTCCTCTAATTGTACCAGAATTTATTGTTCCTGTCACGCTATAATTGGATCCTGTGATTGCTCTTCCATTGGATCCACCTGCTCCTGAGTTTGATGTATTACCACCTGACACTCCCCAATCTCCTCCATTACCACCAGTCTCTCCTTGTAATCCATCTGATCCAAGTGAAGGACATCCACCAGTCGCACCTGCTGCTCCTGTTGCTCCATCAGTTCTTGATTGACCATAACCTCTACCTAATCCTCCATTTCCACCTTCTCCACCTGCTGCTCCAGGTACACTGTATGGAGTATCTACCCGACAGTTAGTAGAACACGTTTTTGAACTACATCCACCCTTACCGCAGTTACAGTTGTTTCCACCAGCTTGGTTGTATGATATCGCATATCCAGGACTACATCCAGGACATCCGCCACAGTTTGTACCAGTGGTATAAAAACTGGTGCTAATACAAGTGCCCGATGCTCCTGTTGCTCCTGTCGCACCTTTTTCTCCACCACCTCCACCACCATAAATGTTAGCGGAACCTTGGACCTCTACAACAACTTCAGATCCTGTGGATTGTACATACAATGCGGGACCACCATTTCCACCACTGATGTTACCTGATGTTCCATTGGATCCACCAGCACCATAGATTCCACCAGCAACATTGACTCTTAAATTATGTGTCTCTGCCTGAAGATAAGCAGCATACTGTGATACATTCGCAGATCCCATTGTACCGTTCAGATACATATACTTCCGAACGTTTTTGTTTAAATTGGAATTCCAGGTCTGTGTTCCAATGTTGAATCCAGGTGATGATGGTGATGAGACATTATCATCCGTACCACTTTGTGTAATATAATAATACTTGATGGAATTGCGAAACTGTGATGCCTTCCAGTTGGATGATGTGGCAATATTCGCATTCTCAGTCGCATCAGGTACGACTGGTTCAGTATTTGACGTACTGGTGATTCTTCTGAGTTCTGATGCTTTGATTGGCAGTGTATCAGAACTGAAACTTCCATCAGGTTGTTGTGCTCGGAAGTTGGATCTTAAAGACGAAAAGGAGATACTTCCAGAGGTATAATATGGTCCTGCTTTTGTGACTGTCGCTGACATTCGTATGAGGATGATCCTGTGTCTCTATTTAGATCATCATTCCAATGTCTTATGACCCCCGCGACAATGAATAGATTAGTAAGAAGATAAGTACCGAATATAACAGTCCGTATACCAGCAATGTGATCTGCTTCT